TCGTTCGATAATAACCGTCTTATCCCCGCCCCGACCGACGTCGCAACTGACCGCGGTTTTCAGGATCGGTTCCTTCTGGGACCTTCCGTATTCGTCTTCGAATTCCATAAAGAATTCGCCGCCCGCGTCCTTCCATTCGCGCCAACGATCGTTAGCCGCTTCGATCCAGGAAAGGGGAATAACTATATCGTCCGGGGACGAACTGGCGAATTCCCCCAGGACCCGGTTCTGGTAAATCGCCGACTTTTCGCCCCATTGTCGAAGACGCGCTTCCGCCCAGGTCTTCGAAATTCGACCCGCTTCGATCGACTCTTCTAAGGTAACGTGGATCGCGAACCAGTCTTCGTACCCTGGCGCCCTGGAATGAATATCGTAAAACCGCCCCGAAGGATCCCCAGGGGTCGAAATGACCAGGGCGAACGCCTCCTGTTCGGCGTCGTCCCCGGCGCCCGCGAACGCGCCTTCCGTCGCGTCGAATGTCGCCGCCGGGATCGTCTTCGCTTCGTCGTAAACGTAAAGGATCCGCCCCGCATGGGCGCCTTCGATCGCCGTCGGATCGTTCGACGCCAGGGCGAACGCTTCCCTGGTCGGACCCAGGCGAAGGGATAGGACCATCATTTCCCGCGCGGTAAATGGGGGACGACCGATCGCGTCCCAGTCCAGCCGCATAGCCCATTTATGGATTTCGGGGAAAAGGAATTTCGTTAACTGGCGCCATTTCGACGCGGTACAGGGGACCTTAACGTCGTCATGGGTTAAAACCGCCCAGAGTATGATCCAAGCCGCGACCGCCGTCTTCCCTAAACCATGCGGACCCCGGACGGCGACCCGCTTCTTCGGGACAACCGCGTCCAGGATCCGGTCCTGATACTTCGTCGGCGACTGACCTTCGGGAAACCTTATAAACTTATGAACGAATCCCTTCGGGTCGTACTTATACGGAATCAGGTTTTCCGACGTCTGACCCGATAATATCTGAAGGTCGGTCAGGAATGAGTTTAACGAGTCCGGCGATAAAAGCCAGTCGTCTTTCTGGATCAGGGACATATGACTCCAGTAATACCAGGATCCCCACTTTCAGGAATTCGATTTCGGCGATCGTCAGGGCGCCCAGGGCGCGCGCCCGGAAGATCCGTTCGACAGTCTTCCCGATAGTATCCCCCCAACGCATAAGATAGTCGATATCTTCCCTGGTAACGCTCATCCCCGGTTCGAACCGGGAAATATATTCGGCGAATAGGGCGCGTTGCGCCGATACTTCGGGGATCAGATTAAGGGGATCTTCAGCGCCCGCCGCCCGCGTGAATTTCTTTCTTAATTCGCCTTTAAACGCGTCGGCGTACAGACCATGCTTATAAGTCCCCGCTTCTGGTCCCTTCTTCGCGTTCCCTTTTCGATCATGGGTCCGGCATCTGTCCGCGTCCTTCTTCGGGGGTCGCATACAGGGCGCGTAGTTCGCGGAAGGACGCCGGTATCCGCAGATCAGACGTTCCGATCGCATAGCGAATACTTCGGCGTCGTTAAGTTCGACGGGATCCCGCCCGTCCAGCCATTCGTCGAGTCGTTCTTTTCTAGTCGCCATTATCCGCCCGGTCGATTATATGGACCTGGTCGAATAATATTATATATGGACCCTCCGCGCAACTTAAAGAAGTTTCAACTGTCGACCGGCGACCAGTCCTTCGCAGTATGAACATTTCTTTTTATTCCGATCGCAGGGGACCGGACCCTGGGAAGAAAAAGATCGACCGCAGATCGACATATAACGAAGAAAGATCGGATCCTTCCCGTTATCCTTCCATTCGATCGCGTCGATTTCCTGGTAAACATGGGGACGGGGATCCCCAGGGATCGCCGCCCAGGATCCTAATAGCGAATCCGTTTCTGATTTTATTTCCGTCGCTTCCATCGTTTCCACCTTTCGATTAAGGTTTCCAGTCGAACGAAAGAGTCCAGTAAAACCAGTCCGAATAGTTAATCCAGGTCGAAGGATCCCCGACGCCGATCCCGCCATAACGAACCGCGACGCCCTGGCGCGTCAGGGCGCCGTCCAGTATTTCCAGGGCGACTTCGTAAGATACTTCGCCGACGATATTATGAACCAACGCAGTAACGAACATATGATTCCGCCCCGAACAGTCGATAACCAGGAAAGGACCGATCCATTCGTCGGATCCGGGAAGATTAATCCAGGCGTTCTTCCCCAGATCCCCGCAACTGATCGAAGACATTCCGCCCTTGTATCCCTCGAGGGACATTCCCCGGACCCTGGCGACCCCTTCCATAACGCCGGGATCATAGGACGAAAGGTTCCCGACGACGATATAGGTCGTCGATCTATACCAGGTTTCCCAGGATACCATTCCAGGAACGCAGATCCCCCGGTCGCGATATCCGTCCTGGGGGTTTCCGTCGCCTGGATCGCATCGAACGACCCAGGGGACCGGGATTTCCCGCCAGGGGACGATCGTCGAAGTCGCCGTCGGTTCCGGCGTCCTGGTCGGTTCTGGCGTCCTGGTCGTCGCCTGAGTCGGAATGATCGTCGAAGTCGGGGGGACCGGCGTCCTGGTCGCGGTCTGGGGGATCTCCGGGCGCGAAGAACAGAACGTCGTAATAAGCGCCGCGGTGATAAATAAAATTAAAGTCAGGACGGGGATCCTGGACCGCCGACTTATCAGGCGATCCCGTCCGCAGGGGATTCGGACATATCAGGATTAAACCATTATTTCGCATCGTCGGCAAGTTCCCCGTTTTTTCTAAAAATAGGACCCAGGTCCTGGTCGGGGTTTTCGATCGCCCGCCGATTAAGGATCCATTCCGCGCGCCGGTAAATATCCGCGCATCGTTCCCGATCTTCTTCGATAACGATCGTCTGGAATCCCAGGGACGCCGCCGCGATCGCCGCGTTCCCGGATCCGCCATATGCGATTAAAGCCCGCGGTCTTTCGGCGATCTGGACCGGGGGGATCCCCGCCCGGAAGATCTGTTCGTAAAGGATCCGCGGTTTCGATCGCAGGTTCCCGCCCAGGTCGACCGCCCGTTCCGTTCGCGGCGTCCTGATTAGATCTAAGTTCGTTAACCCTGGGAAGACCGGGTCGACGATATGGAAATATTCCTTCGGGTCGAATTCGAAAAGATCCGCCAACCGAAGATATAGATCCTGATCGGGAAAACCGCCGGATCCGGTTTCGTGATATAGGTTCCCGCCCCGATGGACCCAGGGATCGCCGATCTTTTTCCCGACGTCGACCAGGGACCAGTCGCGCTCGAGTCGCTTCTTCTTTATGAATTCGCCGAACTTCAGAAGATCGAACTTCGGATCCGTTTTCATAAATAAAAGGATCGCTTCGATCTTCCGCCCATGATGGGCGTTATTCGTCTTATCCCAGGTTATCCAACGGCGAAGAAATAATCGGGACTCCCGGATCGAAACGTCCCGGATTTCCGCGGCGCCTTCTGGGTATCCGAACGCGAACAGGATCCCCCAGGGCGTCATAAGATAACGCGCTATCTTGAATCTGGTTTCGTAATGATCGCGGAATTCGTTCCAGGTTAAGTCGTCCCATTCGGCGCCGGTCGTTTCGGACTTATAAGGTCCGTCGAATTCGACCAGGTCGAAGGTCGCCCTATAATGTCCCTTCCCTAAGTTCTTCCCCATTTCGACCATGACGTCCAGGTTATCGCCGCATATGATCGAAAGATCATTTTCGCAGTTTAACCCGACGTCGGGGACGGACGCGTCAGGATCGATTCTAAGCCGTTTCTGGATATAGTCCATACGAACACGCCTTAAGGGTGTAACGGCGCCCTGCTAGGGGCGTCTAGCCGCCCTGGGCGAAGTCCTTTTCTTCCTTCGCCTTCTTCTTCCGCTGATCCAGGGTTTCGACCCGCCAGGAATAACCGCATTGTGAACAGGTTATTTTTAAACAATCGTCCCGCCCTCCGCGAAAAGAACTATCGGGGGGACGTCCTGGAACGTATTCGATATAATGAGTCCCCAACGGAACGACTCCCGGCGTATGTCCGCATTTATAACAAGCCTTCCCCGCTTCGATCTGGATTTCCACCGCGTGATTCATGGGGTCCGTCCTTTCTTCTTCGGATAAATCCGCCCTGCGACTTCTTCGACCCTAATTAACATTATAGGATTCGTTCCGGTGTATTCGTCGACAAGTTTAAACGCTTCCCGCGCGTCTTTCGCTTCAATATAAAAATGTCGACCTTCTGTATATCCGCCGACCAACGCTTCGTGGTATTTTTCCAGGTAAACTTCGAACGTTTTCATTTCCCCGCCTTCTGAAAGACGACCCGGAAGTATTTCGGTTTTTTTCCTAATAGTGCCAGGGGAAGAAAAAGGACCCCCAGGCATCCGGTCTTTAAACATCCATAGCCGGGATCGACAGTATCGACCGATCGAACGATCCAGCCTTTTTTTTCCAGCTTCTTAATTCCCCGTTCCATAGCCTTTTCGGACTTATATGTCTTAATCATTTCTCGACTCCTTTCGGGATCCCATCGAAGAATCCCATAGCGTCCAGGACTTCGTCCGGGATACACGCGACCATATAAGCGCCGGTCCAGGTATCCCGGAATTTCTTTTCGTTTTCTGTCAGGTCGTCGCGTTTCCCTGGGACCTTTATTTCGACGATCATCGTCTGACCCCGGAAACCGACGACGACGTCCCCGAATCCGCCGCCGACGTCGTTCGTTTCGAAGACGGAAACGCCCGGATATTTCCTTATTTCCTGGACGAACCAGTCCTGGGTCGCGTCCTTCTTCGTGAATCTGGGACCCGCCCGTCGGCGCCTGGTCATTCGACCGCTACGTCGACCTGGATCAGATCGACGTCCCCGATCTTTACTTCGAAGGTATTCCGAAACCATCCCTTAGCGCCGTCCAGAAATTCGATCCCTTTTCGGGATCCGATCATTCCTTCGTCCGGGTGAATTTCCTTCATATGCTTTTCTATTTCCCGGATCCCTTCGAATTCGGGATCCCCGTCGCAGGTCTTACAGATATAGGTCGTTATATATGCCATATTCAGATTCCCCCGCCGACCCTGGAAAGGGACGGAAGATCGACAGAAAAGCCGGTCGTAACGTCGACCAGGGTCTGGGGCGCCGGGGAATCCCATTCGCCCAGGTCCCATTCGCGACCCGTTACGTCTGGATGGGGGACGACCTGGACGATCGTATCGACGGCGCCTTCGATCCAGGGCGCCCCAATCTTCCATATCGACCCAGGGGGAAGGATCCCGTCCCGTAAAGAGTCCCGGAATTCCCCGAAATAGATCCAGATCCCGCGTCTGTAATATTTAAATACGGGATCCGAAACCGCTTCGCACCTTAAGGACGACTTGTTATTTATGGGCGCCGCCATTTTTTACCCTTTCGCTTTGCGAAAATCTATGTAAATAAGTGTCCCCGTCTGTATACGTTATCTTGCAATCTTCCCGCCGGTCCTTGTGCATTGCCCTGTGACGGGTGATCCCTAAATAATGGAAGGGTTTTTCGCACGTATGGCAGTAACAATTTTTCCCCGTCGTTACTGCCATTATTCCCCCTTTCTATATTGCGATAAGAAATATCCGCCAGCGAATCCCGAACCGAAGATCCCCAGTATAAGCATTATCAGAAGTACCACTTCGCCTGGTTTCATTTCCGACCCTTTCGCTTTTTTATTTCTTTAATCCTGGATAGGTCGACCCATTCGGAACGCCGATCTTCTGGGATATGGGTCCCTATATATCGGACCAGGGCGCGGGATCCGACGAAGTCGATTTCCAGGTCTTCGACCCGCGCCGTCGCTATCCCGACGAAAACATTTTCCCCGATCTGGGGGATATAGGGTCCGATCCTTTTCGACATTTCTTTATTCCTTTCAGTTCGTAATAATCCCGATCGCTTCTTCCGAATCCGGGACCAGGATCAGACGCCGGGATCCGAATTCGCAGATCGTTATTCCTTCGTCCAGGGGATCGATTCGAAACATGGAATTATCGACCGTTATTTCGATATGCTTAATATCTTTTATTTCTTCCGAAAGGATATTTCCGACCCCGGTTTTCGTGTAAATAACGACGTCCATTATTTCCTTCCCTTCACATGATTCGACGATAGATCGTTCGCCCGTAAATATTCCTGGTAAAAACGACGATCTTCTTCTGCCATAAATAACGCAGGGCGCGCGAAACCGCCGATCGTTCGCCCTTGTTTCCGTTCCCGCCATAATGCCGCCTGGTTATATCGACGATCGTTCGCCCGTACCCATGCGGGACCAGATCCAGGATCGCCGCTTCGAATTCACTTATCGGACATTCCTTCATTTCGACTCCTGCAGTTCCCTGATAATCTTCGCCCGGATCCGCTTCTTCTGAATTGTCCTATGCGCCAGCCGCCCGCCGCCGTAATACTGATAAGCCCGGATCCAGTCTTCGATCGCTAGATAGAGTCCGACCAGGCGCCGGAATTGTCGATCGGGATCTGGACTGGAAACTTTTATATTTTCTTTTCGATATGGGATTTCCCCCCGGACCTGGCGGATCCGCCTTTTCACGTCGCGGACCTTCTGGATCTTCCAGCCCAGGCGCCGCGCTTGTTTCAGGACCCGGACCTGGTCGTCCCTGGGAAGGACCGCGACGGCGTCGGAATAGCCGAACGCGGGCGCCAGTTTACGGACGTCAGGATCGACCCGTTCGCAGACCCATAAGTCGTTCTGGACTGTCTTAAACGTAAAGCCGAATTCCTGGGAAATAAAACCGTCCGCCCAGTCTTCCGCGTCGATTTCCTGAAAGAATTCGTCGCCCCATTTCCAGACCCCGAAACGGATCCAGTCGCCGACCCAGTAATGGACCGCCTTTTTCATAGCCGCCAGGGATAGACCGACGGATCTATGATCTTCGCGGGATAAATCTTCGGGGATAACCAGTCCCCAGGTTTCGAAGTCGACCCGGTCATTCCAGGGTCGCGGCGTGACGTCTTTTATAAACCGAATATCGCCGTCTTCCAGCGCCCGTTCGATTTCCTGGATCTTTTCTATCCCGCGACCGCCGTCCGGTTCGTATCCGTAATGCTTGGATACTTCCGTCGATCCCGAATTCAGAAGTTCGACCAGGTCGACGTCGACGACTATATCGTCCCGCATTTCCTGAGTCAGTCCGTCTTCGTTTTTTTCCATTCCGACTCCGTTATGAATTCGACCAGGTCGACCCCGAACCAATGATTCCTGAAAAGGGTCGCCCGGTCCCGAAGATATAATTTCTGATAATCGGGATCTTCGCCTACGCAGATAACGACGCCGGTCCCGTCTTCGACCGACGCGGCGAAGGTATGATCGTACAGATCCCAGGTCGGCGGTAGGATATGGGGTTTCCCGCCGGTGACTTGACCCAGGATCCCGATCTTCGCCTGAATAAATCCGCTTTGATCGAAAGAAATATTTAAATCTGATGGTTTAATTAAAAGGTTAAAGGACGGTTCGGGTCCATCTCCTGGACCCCTGGACTCCGGCTCCTGGACCCCTGGTATCCGGGAAATGGACCCCTGGTCGTCCAGACCTCCATTTCCTGGACCCCTGTCTTTTAACCCCCCAGATATGGGGGTCCCATTCGACAGCTCAACGTTTTCTGTCCCGGATTTGGGGGTCTTCCCCGAAAGTTCGTCCAGGATAGGATCCCGCATTTCGACCAGGCGATCGACGTCGATCATATATTCGGTCGGTCTATACCTGGACGCCTTGCGAACGACCCGGATCAGACCATCGTCGCGCAGTTCCCCCAGTTTCGCCCGGACCGTTGATTCTGAAAGACCGCCATAGACCATTAAACGACGAACGGACGGATAGCAGTTCCGCCCGTCAGGTCCCGAATGATTCGCCAATCCCAGAAGGACCCATTTCTTCGAAGGGTTTTCCGCCTTCGATTCTAGGACCGCATTTATGACTTCGATCGCCATAGACTTTTTTCCTTTCGTTAATCGACCGTCGAAAAGGACGCCGATCTAAGACCGGAAGACCGGACGAAAGGACGGGGAGTCTAACCCCGGACCGGCGCCCGTTTCGAATGTCGATCGGTAAATCAGTATAGCATTATTAATTCGTCGATCGGGACGTCCAGGACCCGGACGACCTTCGCCAACGTTCCCAGATCCAGCCGCTTAAGACGATCCCGGCGGAAGTCCCGCGCGGTATTGCGACAGATCCCGGCGTCGCGTTCCAGCCGCCCGATCGAAATTCCCTTTTCTTCCATTACCGCGCCGAAGTTCGTTCGAATCATAGGTTCCTTCATTTCGACCTTTCTTCCAGGTCGTCCCGGATCCAGTATAACGATTTTCTTCCCCCTGTCAAATAGACGACCCCCGAATCTGTCAGGTAAACGTCAGACTATTTCGACCCTTCTTCCCACATACTTTATATGCGCGATACGGCGCCCGGAAAGGAAAAAGGGAAAATGAAAACTTACACGATCAGCGAAACACGAAAAGAATATGACCGCCCGCACGATAAGGAATCAATCTGGGAAGTCCATCTGGACGAAAACGACGCGAACGCCCAGGTCCTAGATCTGAATAAAAGATTTCCGCATATGGAATTCGAACTTCTGGTCGACGACGTAAAGATCCTGAAGGATCAGATCGTCGTTATCCCCCGATCGACCCAATCCATCTTCCCATATCTGGCGCCCAGTCGCCGGATCCAGCGCGAAGCTCGAAGGTCGATCCGAAATATGGAAACCCGCGAAGACGGACGAATAATCGGAACCGCCCAGGTCGACGGATATAAAATCGAAGTCTTCTATAAGAAGAAGGGGATCGTTTACTACCTGGACGGATTGACGATTTCCGCTATCGGGACCTGGGAAATAACGAACGTCCTATCGACCCCCGAATGGGATCAGAAGTCGAAATTTCCTACCCAGATTTCGGACCGATCAGACCGACCAGGAGTCCCCCCAAAGGAAGGAAAAGACGAAATGAATATCTGCGAAAACTGTAATCTGGAAATGAAAGAAACGCCGTCGGGCGCCGCGTATTGTCCGAACTGCGAACCGGAAATGGAAGAACTTCAGAAGGAATTAGGACGAAAGGATCATAAAGAATACTGGGAAGAAAAAGCCGAAAAGATCCCGGTCGTCGATCGCGTACGATGGGGACCCGCTGATCCCTTCCCCGTAAAGGTCTGGGTCGTCTTCGGATTTCTGAAGAAAAAAGCCGGGACGACGAAGACTCATATCGCCATCGAAGACGAAGAAGGGAACACGCCCGCGACCTTATGCGGACGGGATAGTTCGGAATATTACGGCGACTCCGGTCTGTCGATCCCGAAAGACGTCGATTGTAAATCCTGCCTGAAGACTCTATCCGGTTTCGACTGGATCGGACCCCCGCCAGAAAATCCGACCGACGCCCTACTGGAAGACTCCGCGCGACTGGTTAACGCCAGCCGCGCGAAGGACGGACTTCCCCCGATCGAAGACCTGGGCGAAGTCCTGATCGACGAAGACGGAAACCTTCCGACGATCGAATGTCCCGCCTGCCAGGGATCCGGGCGCGATCCAGACGGCGAACACTACGAAGGATCGGCGTCTTCCCGGTGTCCGTTCTGTAAAGGGACCGGGAATAATCCCCAGATCCCAGGATCGACGTCGACTTCGATCGACGATCCCCAGGTCCCCGATCAGAAGGTCCGCGACGAATTCAGCGCCGAATATCTGAAGAAGGGACGCGAACTTTACGACCCCTTCGGATCCGATAAGAAAATTATCGCCTGGTTATCCGAAGAAGTAATAAAAGCCCGCCAGGAATTAAGGGTCCATCTGCTAACGGCGCCCTATGGATCCGTCCCTGGGGAAGAAGACGCGATCAACTGGCAATCAGTCGCCGCCGAATTCGCCGGGGAACTGAAGTCCGTTCGCCATGATCGCGATAACTGGAAGATCGTCGGCGAACGCGCCGTCGATTTCGTCGCCGGTCTTCTGGAAAAAGACTTCGACGATCTTCTGACCGAATTCCGCCTGGACGCGGACGAAGTCCTTCTGGGATCTGGAACGACCGAAACCTTCGTCCTGGATCGCGACCAACAACCGAAACTGGTCCCGGAAAAAACCGGGGAAGAAGAACGCGCGTGTAAATATTGCGGACGGATCTTCCGCGAATCCGCGGGGGTCTTTTATAACGACGGACAAGATTTCTTCTGTTCGGAACGTTGCGGCGACGCCTGGTCCCTCGCCCATCTTTAACCCGACGTCGGGTCCAGAAAATCGGGGCGCCTAGACTTGACTAGACGCCCCGATTAATGCTATTCTATCCCTGGGTCGACTATCCGACCCCGTAGAACGAAAGGAAAAAAGAAAATGACGACCCCGAAAGATCTATCACCATTGTATAAGGCGATTCTAGAAGTCTATGACTCCGTCGCCGGTGTCCCGAAGTCGGACTCCGCCGGGGTTCCTTATTCCTTCATTACGAAGGACGCCGCGATCGGCGCCGTTCGCCCCGCCATGATCGCCGCCGGACTGATCGCCTTCCCCGTCGACGTCGACGAACTGGTCGAAACGATTAAGACGACGAACCGCCAGGGCGAAATAAAATACGCGTACAGATCGACCGGAAAGATCGTCTTCCGCCTGGTCCATACTACGACCGGCGAATCGGTTGATATTACGATCCCTTCTATGGCGATCGACTATTCCGATAAGGCGACGAATCAGTTCCTGGGATATGCAATAAAGAACTTCGTCCTTCAGACCTTTATGCTTCAGTCCGGCGAACCCAACGGGGACCAACCGCCGCCCGCAGGTCGAACGGTGTCGGGATCCGCGGAAGTAAAACCGCCGAAGACCCGGAAGATCCCCGACGACAGTCGCCGGATCTCCTGGGACGCGGATCAGGTCGGCGCCCTGGCGGAGTCCGGCGCCGCCGGAAGTCCGCCCCATGCCGCTACCCTTCTTAATCGCCCCGACGTTATCCTGGCGAAAGACGCCCCGCCCGAATGGTTCGGGATCTGGGGGAAGGAATATAAATGGTTGCGCTATAAAGACGGGGAAAAGTCCGGAACGGTCGACGACGCCGTCGCCCATGCGAATAAGGGTCTGATCGCCTGGGTCCTGGAAAACGTCCCCGCCGAACAGGTCCCCGCGTGGATCGACGAAGATCTATTTAAGAAGAAGAACGGATCCCCTGAAACCGAAGACGACATTCCCTTCTAATGGGATCCCGGATAATACTTTATATGGCGAAGGTCCCGAACGAACGGGGAATCGTTCTGAGTCAGTTCGCCGACCGATCGTCCGACGCCCAGGAATGGGTCGACCAGGGACATAAGGTTTATTCCCGGTCGTTCTGGTATTACATGAACCGCCGCGGGGGACGATATGTCCCCGCCAGGTTTTCGACCTGGAAACTATGGAAGGACGGGTCCGCCGATGGATAACGAAGAAGTCGAAAGGATCGACGAACTGATCGCTATCCGATTAAATCTATTCGATCGGACCGGCGTTAAAATGCTACCCGCGGAGCGCGAACGAATAAAGACCGTCGCCGCCGCCCTGGACGACGACGCCGCCCGGATCCGATACTTGATTTCCCATCTAGCCCAGGCGCGAATAACGATCCATATCGAAGACGTCCGTCAGTCCTGGATCGAAACCGCCGAACTGTCCGGCGATCTGGTCCCTGGTCGGTGAAACCGCCGACGGTGAAACTATCCCAGGACGAAAAGTCGGTCGTCGAACGGATCGCCGAACTTCGATATAAGGCGAACCGCGACCAGGGGATCCCCGATCGACTTATGGCGAAGGGAATAAACCCGATCGAAAACGAACGCCAGGGACTGGGCGCCGAAGTCGCGGTCGCCCGGTTCCTTAACGTTTTCTGGTCGCCCGCCTGGACCCCGCACTTCTATGGCGCCGACGATCTAACCCTGGACGGTCGGTCGATCGACGTTAAATTCGCCCGCGGGACCCAGTTCTGGATCCAGGATCATAGTCCGGCGCCGGATCTGTATATCGCCGTTTCGGGATCCTTCCCTGATTTTCTTATCATGGGATGGATCCCAAACGATAGCGCCAGGGTCCCAGAATATCGAAAAGAAGAAGACGAATCCGGCGGCGCCGCCTGGGTCGTTCCTTTCGTGGATCTGATCCCGATCGAAGACCTGGTCGTCGCCGCGGAACTATGGAAGGAAAGGATCGCATGAATCGAAATAAAAGACCGCCGCCGTTCCATCCCGAAAAATTGCCCGCAGATCCAACCGATCTTAACGCCCCAGTAATCATCGAAGAACTGGAATCCTGGTCCCCGCCCTGGGTCGGTTGCATGTTAATACTTTTGATCGCCGCCGCGTTTTTTATCATAGGATTCTTCATCGCGAAATTCCTATATGGAGTCTGATTATGAAATGGAAAACAGATCAGCCGGACAAGCCGGGATTAACTAGGACGAAAACCTTCTTCGCCTTTTTGCCCTACAAGCTAGGGAATGAAGTCCGATGGTTAGAAAGGATCAGTATCCGACAAGAATCAGCTAGAGCGAAAGACGGATTCGGAAACCGTTCGATCGAATGGTTCGATCGACAATTCATAGATGGAGTCTATCGTGTCTAAAAAACAAAGAACGAAACTTCCGCCCCAGGCGACGACCGCGAAAAAGTCCCCGGCGCCGCCGCTTGTTAAGCCGCAGATTATTATTACATTCCAGTCGAAAAGTTCGACGCTGATCGAAAAAATGGACTTCGTCGAAGTCGACGACGGGAAGGTCGCCTGGGCGATCGTTTCCCTTATGGCTATATCAGGGGAAACCGCCAGGGCGCGGTTATCCGGCGAAAAGCCGGGAGTCGTAAAACCCCCTTCCGGGATCATAGTTCCATGACCCCGGCGCCGATCAGGTTCGACCCAGTCGAAACCCTTCGGGATATTCTGGGCGAAGACCCGTCCCCCAGGACGAAACGATCGGTCGTTAAATTGTTAAACGAAGTCGGACGACCGGCGAAACCCTGGGGCGTCGGATATATTGAGAATATCGCCGCAGGTCGCCAGGATCCGGGATCCCCGATTCTTCGCGCCATTCGCGCTATCTGGATCCATAAGTCCGGGGGTCCCCCGCTGAATGGCGCCTTCGAAACCGCGGTCCTGAAGATCCGACCAGGTCAGGTAGAGTCCGGCGCCCTGGTCCTGGGGAAGTCGCGCCGGTGTCCCTATTGCGGAACGCCGTTCGTCCCCGCCGTCGGGAATCAGAAGTTCGACAATCCGTACTGTGGATATAAATTCAGAAAGGAAAAAAGGAAATGAAAGAATGTAATATTTGTAAACTTCGTTATGGGTCCGTAGAACAGGACGGGAAACCGATCGACCCTGGCGCCCCATGCCCCGCGACGACTGTTCATTTCGACGCCAATTTAAGAGTCGCCGAATTCTACTCCCGCGATCGTCTTCGATGGGCGACCTTCGCCGCGGCTCATGGGCGAACGGATAACTGGATAACCGTCGCCCTGGAAGAAGGTAAAAAATGAAACCGAATGGATTCGATAAGTACCTGGATTATCAGTATCGAAGATCCGGGGGATTCTATAAGTCCCTTTTCGATACGATTAAAAAAGCCGATCCAGAAAATACGGAACGACTTCGAAAAGGATTTCCCGAAGAAGTCGACGCGTACCTGATCTGGACCAGGGTCGGCGTCGAAGAATTCGCGAAGAAATGTTCGCCCGGAAACCCCCTTCTGGCGACCCTGGTCGACGAATACGATCTGAAAGGATTCTGAAATGTTATGGAATATTGAAGTCGGGACCGCTGATATTAAAAGGAACCGTCCCCAGTCCGAATTCGCATATCGCGTTATCGCCGGAACGATCGAAGACGCTATGAAAAAGGGACTTAAACAAGCACATAATGACGCGAAGAACTTCGAAGATCTCGCCGATCATCTGATCGTTATCGAAGTTTCCCTGGTTTCGCCCCAGGATCCGCTATAACCAGACCCCCCAGGGCGCCTAGACGCCCCTAGAACGAACGAAAGGACGGATCCGATAGAAAGATCCGTCCTTTATATTTGCGACGTTCTGGGGTCGTCTGGGGGGTTTTAGATCTTCCCGCCGTCTTTCAGTCTATGATAGGCGAAAGTCGCCGCGGCGAAGATCAGACCGACGATCGTCAGGGAATTATCCCAGGTGAAAGGAATTTCGAAGAACTGACTCGAAATGAGAAGTCCCAGGACTCCGACGACCGCCGAAACCGCATAGACCAGAAGGACCGCCCAGGGTCCCGTAAGACTGAAAAGGTTAACCAGATATTCGATCGGACGCGGTCCCAGATAACCGACCAGAACCGAAATAACGAACGCGATCGCTTCTATCGTTCCAGGTGAAATATCCATTTTATTAACTCCTTATTTTCTAAGTTTACGTCGTAAGGATTCGAACGGTGTTAACAGATCCTTATCTATCCGGGCGCCCCAGACGCCCAGGGGTTGTAGATCCTGATCGGCGAATAAGCCCCGTCCCGTTACATGGACCGCCGCTTCGATTTCCGTATCGCCGACGATCGTCCCGACTATATCGCCCGTCAGGGTCGCAGTTCCCGCCAGGGACGCGAACCCGCCGGGGAATAGCGCCCCACTAGACGTTAACACCGCGGACCCAGTAAGAGTCGCGGTCGCTTCATTGAATATGGATCCCGCCGCCGTTATGGATCCCGTCGCGGTCAGGGTCGCCGTCGCCGAAACTTCCCCGCCGACTAACGCCGTCGCTACTATCGACGCTGATCCCGCCAGGGACGCCCCGGAAACGAAGACCGCCGCAGGATCCGCGGTCAGGGTCGCCGCCCCGGATATGATCGACGCGGAAACTAAGACCTGGGATCCGTCCGCCGTCATGGATCCGGTCGCAGTAAGGGACGCCGCGCCTTCGACCGCCGCCGCCGCTTCGACTGTCCCAACCGCCGCCAGAGTCGCCGTCCCGGATATGATCGACGCGGAAACCAGGATCTGGGATCCGTCCGCCGTCATGGATCCGGTCGCAGTAAGGGACGCCGCGCCGGTGACTACCGCGCCGACGTCGACAGTTCCGACCGCCGCCAGGGTCGCAGTTCCCGAAAGATCCGCGATCGCCTGATGAATAACTTCCGCCAGGGCGACTAGATCCGCCGTTCCGGTCAGATCCGCGATCGCCTGATGGACGACTTCCGCAAGCGCCGCAAGCGCCGCAGATCCCGCCAGGGTCGCCGTCCCGGTGACTTCTTTCGTCGCCGTCGCCGTAATAGTCGCGGACCCCGCTAGGATCGCCGTCGCTTGATGGATAACTTCGGCGATCGCCTGGACCGTCGCCGTCGCGTCCAGAGTCGCCGTCCCGGTGACTGTCCCTAAAATAGTCCCGACCGCTTCGACTGTCCCGGATCCAGATAACGACGCTTCCGCCTGATGGACGACTTCCGCGGTCGCCGTAAGAGTCGCGGATCCCGCTAGATCTGCAGTCGCCTGATGGACGACTTCCGCCAGGGCGCCAACCGTCGCAGATCCTGATAACGCCGCTTCCGCTTCGTGCTGAAGGACCCCGACGGCGATAACCGTCCCGGATCCTGATAAGGTCGCCGTCGCTTGATGGACAACTTCGGCGATCGCGGCAACTGTCGCAGATCCCGAAAGATCCGCCGCCGCTTGATGGACGACTTCGGCGACCGCCGCCAGGGTCGCGGATCCGGTCAGGTTCGCCCCGGAATTATGGGTGACGCCGCCCGCCGAATAGGTCCCCCGCAATTCGATAGCGTCGACCCGAAGATCTATCCCGTCCCAGTTCTTCGATTTCGTATTATCGTATCGAATATGAAGTCGCGCCGCGTCCCAGTCCGCCTTCGTCGCGGCTATCCCCGCCGCGGTAACAGATCCCGCAGTTCTTAATCCCGTCTGGGCGCCGCCGCTATCCCATCTGGCGATTTCCGTTTCGACGATATAGTCGGTCGTTTCGGCGGCGTTCGTTATCTTTATATAGATAACGATCGAGTCGTCGGATCTCGTTCCGTTCGACGAAAAATAGGCGGCGACCGTCGCCGTATCCATATTGCTTAAATCGGCATCCGTCGCCGTAAGGTCGACCTTTAACGTCGCGTCGATGTCGTTGGAATTATAAATATAATCAGACGAATCGGGACTATCGGGATCGTCGTCGATACACTGGTACCAGAGCGTATCGCCTCCCGAATTGACCTTAAGGATACTTGTCGTTAATATATCCCCGTTCGGGCGAAGTTCAGTCAGAGTCGCCATTCATTAAATCCTTACAGTACCAGTCCCGGCAATTCGTCCCTTCCAGTTCGGGGACCGTATTATAAAGATCCTGGACGATCGTTCTATATCGTTCGTCTTCCAGGACCGCGTCCCAGGTTCCCAGTTCCCGCAATAAGCCGCAGGTCCAGCGCCGACCGGGGACGGTGTCTTCTTCGACATAAGGACATATAACGCCCCGGAAATAACAACAATGATCTGCACAATTCCCATGACAGGGTTTCGGCATTTTCCCGCCTTATTCGACGACCTGTTCTTCCCCGTCTTCGACGACGAAATTCAGATCCTTAAATTCGATCCGATCGGAAACCTTTCGATCGCAGGATCCGATCAGATACTGGACGACCTGGATCGCCCCGCCTGCTATGTATAACTGTCGAAACGCTTCGTCCCGCCGGACGATCCGATCGTCGACCTGATCCTGGATCCCTTCGGGAAGATCGCCATTATCGGCGAAGATCTTCGGAACGACTTCCGTCAGGGCGATAACGATATTGTGTTCGGACGACGTCCTGGACATTTCAACGGAATGTTGACGGACCAGGTCGTTTAACATTCCTTCCAGGGACTGGCGACTGATCGCTTCCAGGTCTTCGACCGTTTCGATCATGGTATCGACGATCTGGATCCCGCCGGATAGCATTAATTTCTCTTTAAACGCTTCCGCCTGGTCGTCCGGTGTCTTTTCCCTGGGGATCCGCGCGTTCGCTTCATGGTATCGCGGGACCAGGTCTTCCCGGATCGCTATCAGTTCTTCTTCGTGGATCATCTGATAATCGGTATAACCGTACAGCGTCCGGGGAATTAAAGTATTCCCTTCCGGGAATTCGATCCTGATCCCCCGACCCGCCGCCCATCCGACTAAAAGCGCCGCGCCTTCCCTCTGGTATCGCCATTCGGTATCAGATCCGAATTCGAAACCGAAGGTCTTTATGGGTCCGTATCCCTCGAGGACCGCCAGGGCGACCATATAAGGAAACGTCGACGTCAGATATTCCGCCTGGTCGTCGCCGACATAGATCAGATCGAAGACTTCGTCCAGGACCCGGTCCAGGGGATAGGCGACGCCCCGCGGGACGTCGGAAAGAACGTCGATCAGATAGACCGGATAGGGTGTCCCTTTCCGATAACGACTCATTCGCCCGGTGAATTCCAGGACCCGGATCGGGTGAATATCGAAAAGCCGGTCGATCCGCGGGAATCCGTAAGGTTCGGGATTATTCATTGTCCAGATCGGAATTTCTGGATCCAGATCGAATACGCCCGAACGCGAATCGCCGAAACCGACCAGCGCGATAGGACCTTTTTTACTCATGGGGTCGTCCCTCCCGCGTGTTATGCGAACGCTACGTCTAGGTCGCCAGCATTAAATTTAAATGTATCGCCGTTATTAACCGTCTTCGAAGACGTAAGGTCGCCATATAGAAGAAGGTTATCCGTCCCGGTCGTCGTCGAACTGTCCTTAATTCCAACCGAAACGACCGTTCCCCAGTTCGCCGTCGCCTGGGGGAACGTAATATCCGCGGTATTCGCGGTCGCGCCATTCGACGGGGCGTCCCAGGACGTTACATTAACACGCGCATAACTGCCTGTAGCGATTTCCGTCCCGGAATCCGAGTCGCCCTGGGAATCCGAATATAAAGATACCCAGATTTCGGTCCCTGGCGTCGTGTATGCCGTATTCCTAAGAACGTGGTTAATCAAAGCGTTTTCAAGATAATTACTCATGTCAGTCATAGAACTACCCTCCGATATTGATTAAGATCCCGATCGTCGTCCCCAGGACCAAAAGAAGGAACGGGACCCCGAATCTTTCCGCCATCCATTTAAACGTTACCTTATCATTTCCCTTATTATTTCCCTCCGATCTATTATCGACCTTCTGTTCGATTCGCGCCAGAGTCGCGACGACCGACGACGATCCGTTTCGCCATAGCGCCTTTTCGACCTTTTCCCGGTGTCGTTTCGCTTCGTCTTCCGACTCTTCTAACCTGGCGACCGCCTTCCCCTGGTCCGTTATCGCTTTGTCAATGATCCCGAATTTCTTTTCGATCGGGACGACCCGTCGATCCAGATCGTCGAATGTTACATTCGTCATATAAGACCCCTTACATTCCGGGCGCCGGTCCTGGATCCGCCGCTTTAATTTCTTCGGTGTAGTTCTCGATTAGTTCGACGTCGTCCAGGACGACGCGCCGAAACGCTTCGGCGTCTTCGACCCATTCCCCCAGGTCAGGGGGACCAGGTCCCGGACCGGATCCCGACTGGGGATCTGCGATCGCTTCGATTCCCTGGAACGTATCTTCCATCTGATCCTGAAAATCCAGGGTCCAGAAATTGAAACCTTCCAGACGATCGCCCAGGGTCTGGACCAGATAGTCCGTCTGGGCGCGCAGTTCTTCGCCGGTCGGCGCCCATCCCCTTTCAGTAAATGCCGGAAGGGTAGGACAATGCGGAAGATCTGGGCGCCCGATCGCCGATAAAACTGTTTCCTGGGACGCCAGATCTAGCGCCGTCTGTTCGACGAAGGACTGGGCGCCCGTCCATCCCATAGGATAGAACTGGGCGCCGACGCCGTCGACGATATATTTCCCGTTCGACAGATCCTTATAACTTAAGAACTTTTCCGCCTGAACTTCCGGGTGTAAATTCAGACGCCGGGGACCCTGGAAATAAACCTTCGCAGGGACCCGACCCAGGCGCCGAAGGAACGATCCGACGTTTTTTATATTCCCGTTTTCGTCGACGTTCGTCCCGCGCCAGGTTCCGTAACGCTGAAACCGTTCTATATCCAGATAGACTCTTTTCGGATTGTATTCCTGAATCGCTTTATGGATCGCGTCGACCTCCGCCGCCCAGTCCCAGAAGTAGGGGACGACCCAGATCGAAAGATCCAGTCCCGCCGCCTTCAGTAAATCAGCGAACGCGAACTGGTCGATCCCCCAGGTCCAGCGCGTCCAGGCGTTCGTCCCGTAAAGGATCCGCCCGTCGACCGCTTTAATGGCGACTTCGTTCCCGTACTTCTTCGCCAGGGCGACGACGTCCGCAGGTTTTCCGATATTCCAGGGTTTCCAGGTCGATATAATTTTCGTCATAAGTCCATTCCTATCATTGACGCCAGTTCGGGATCGTAAAGACTTACAGACGCCGGACCGATCTTCGCGGGCATCCCCCGCAGGGACGCCTTCGCTACTTCCGACGCCCGATAATTCGACGTCGACGTCGCCGTCGATCCGACGGTCGTCCCCGCCGCGTCGGGAGTCGAATAGCCCAGATAATGAACCCAGAAGGTCAAGTCGTCAGGGGTAACGTCTGGACCTTCGACGATATAAAAACATATCCCCGGAAACATTCGCCGAAGTTCGTTCTGATAACCCATTAAACGCCCCTTCCCGCTATCCTGGATAAAAAGGTTTCCAGCAGGGACTCTTTCCCCGACTTGAGTCGCGCCGTCCCCTGGATTTCGTCTTTCTTGATCGCCTCAATATAGCCGACTTCTGGATTTTCGATAAGGTCCGTATAGACGCGCGCCGTCGGGATTAGAACGCCCAGGGTCCGAAGGAATTCGTCGCCCTGGATCTGTTCGATCGGGACGTCCCGTCCGGCGTTGTCTAGAATCTTCTGTTGCGGATCCCAGACGTTATGGAAATATTTAACCGCCCGTTCTACTCCTGTTATTTTAGGTTTCAGGGGAACGCCGCAAATAACCCAGTTCGTGGACGTTGTGATCGACCAGGACATAGTCGTCGCCGCTTTCCCTGGTTCTTCGGACATTCCGGCGCCCGTATTATCCCCGACCCCGGAATTATTATTAACGCGCGCCGTCTGTAAAGCCCCAGGGGACATATTCGTCGATCCAGCCCTGAACCCCATAAAGTCGACGACCATTTCGCCTTCGCCTGAAACGATACTGGCGACACTTGGAACCGTACTGGTCCCGCTATTCGCCAGGTCGACCCCGAACGGATTATTCGGATCGACCCCGGTATAAGTAACCGCACCAACCGTAATAGATCCATTCCCGCCGAAGTTCATAATGACGTTATGAGTCCCCGGATCTGGATCTAACAAATAAAACAATGCCGCCGAAACGGTGTCCCATTTTCCGTACGCGCGAAGGACTGACATAGAAACGCCGTTATATGTCGCGGTAGTAGGTCCGTTTCCATAATTATTCGTGACGCCGCCCGCCAGCATGACCCGAAAAGGACCCGTCCCGACTGTATGCGCCCAGGTTCTGCTACTAGCGAACGATTGATCTGTCGACGCCGCGTCGAACTCGATTCCCATAATTTAAACCGTTTCTATATGTCCGTCGATCGACGCCGCGATCGCGTCCGCCCGGACTTCGACCTGGTCTTCCGCGATAGTCCCGGAATCGACCGCTATAAACTCTTGAATTCGGCGAATGATTTCTGTTCGAATACTCGCGTCTGACATAGCCGACGGGAACCCCTGATTAAAGGACGCTATTTCGTCGCCGTCCCTGGCTACCTGGACTGAAAATGCGACCGTTTCCGCCGTCGTTAGTAAACTGTTATTCTGACAATTAACCAGATATTCCGCCATTTCGACTCCTTATATCTGCGATAACGGGATCGCAGGTTTCCCTTGCTTATAACGAAAAATGCGACCGGCATCCATCTTAACTATCCACCTTCGATCGTGCGAATCCCCTAGACTTGTAACCCCTAAGATAATATCCAGGGCGCGCCGATCGGCGTCGTATTCCTTCGTTACCTGGGTCGAATTCGGGTCGACCTTATAACTGGCGACGAAGTCCCCGACGGCGTCCAGGACGTCTTCGATCTGCGCGTTCGCGCCCTGGGCGCCCGTTAAAACCGTCTGGTTATAGACCCGCCAGGATAGGGTTTCAATGTATCCCCTGCAGTAAATCTGTAAATGGGGGATCCCGGATCCGGCGCCTATGTCAGACTCTGGGATCGGATAAGCGCGCCGGTTTAGGTATCCCTGCGCGGACTGATCGGCGACCGTTAAGCCCTCTAGTTCCCCCCCCGAAAGGACACCTTCTTTAATTCCGTATCGCCCCTGGGACTTGGTAACGTTAAGGGTCGTTCCGCGTTCGACGATCTGGTCGCCGTCATGGTCTGATCGCATCCAGACCCGATTAACCATATTCTGAAGACTGACCGCCGAAAGACTTCCGCCAGTGTCGCGAACCATTTCGAAAATGAAACCTTCGAAAAGAAGTATCGACTGATGATCGTATATTTCGATATGGCGCCCCAGACCGCTTTCCAGGAATTCAGACGCCGCCACATGATCGAAATAAACATTAAACGACGCCCTATAAAATCCGCCGTCCCGGTCTTCCTGTTTATAATCCCCGTACTTCCCATTTTCTGGGGATAAGGTCAGGGAAAACCGTTCCCATAACGTTACGGGATTATGCTTTATTACGATCGACGCGACGGACATTAATCAGATCCCCTTAAGAATAGATAGTTCATATGACCGAACATTTCGAACGAAACCTGGGCGCCTGGGAAACTGAAGAACGGCGCTTGACCGAATTCCCCGGTCGCGCCGACGTCTTCATAATTCAGGATTAGGAAATAGAGTCGATATTTCTTCCCGACGTCGGGAAGGGTCGGCGACTTCCCCATTCGCGCCCAGTTTTCCGAAAGGATCCAGGATCCGCCGATCTTCTGGACCTTCGCGGTCCGATAGTCGATAACGCCGCCGTCGACGTCTAGCGCCGTCGATCCCCTGAGCGCCGACGATCCGGTTTCAATGTCCGAAAGGGGATCGTCCAGACCGACGACCCATTCGTCGACCGGGATCAGGATCAGATCGTAAATAACTAAAGTAGAAGTCCCCGTCGTTCGTTCCGCGTGTATTTCGAAGATAACGTCGACGCCCGTCAGAACGTCCGCCGCCCTGGGACGCGCGAAGGGGATCCTTATAATCCCCATATCCAGGACTTCGAAACCGTCGTCGTTCGTTTCGGTGACAACGTCCGCTGAAGAAACATGGGGGTCGTCGTCCCCGGATCCGGCGATAAACGTTAGAAGTCGGAAGGTACAGTCCCCGCCCGCGCCGCCGATCTGTTGCATCCGAAGAAAAGCCCGATATTCCCCGACCCAGGAATCCAGGATTTCGTCGCCGGTAAATCGGACTCTAGGTTGCATCGTCGAATTGCCTGCGAAGTCGACCGCCGAATGTTTCCCGCCGGGTCCCTGGGGATCCGCCGTCGCGGTCGCGTCTGTAACCTGTGTCGTCGCCCATTCGGAAGGGTTATCGTCGCCGCCCGCGTTTAGATGGGAAACGAAGTAATCCAGACCGCGGGACTTCGCCCCGACCAGGATCCGGGAAATATTCGCGAAGGTCGGATCTGTGTCGCCGCCCGCGGGGGACATAACGCGCATTAATAAATTCGGTTCGACGTCGCCGCCTATGATCCCTGGGGGAATTTCGATAACCGGATCCCGCTGATGATAGGGGAATTCCGTTTCGTTTAAGACCGGGATCGTCCCCCAGGATGGGGACGCGTTCGTTTCGATAAGCCGGATCCAGAACGCCGAAACCGAGTCCTGGGAATATGCCGCATGATCCGACGGGATCTTTATATTAAGGACTATGTCTTCGTCGTTCTGTTCCAGGGAAGACTCCAGATCTGGACCAGGATAAACGGTGTAATCATCCCCCAGGGTTAAAGCCGCGAACGCCGCCGACTGGGAATATTGCAGAACTAGAGTCGTCGTCGTTATGACCGCCGCCGTTTTTAATTTCGGGATAACGATCGTCTTTAATGGCTGATCGGTCGATCCCCATAAAGCCGCGTCGTTCTGCGCGGGGACCGCCGGGAAAAGAGAGTCGCCCAGATCTAGATCCGTAAAGACCGCGCCGTCGTCCTGTTTAATATGGGTTATTTCGACGTCGTCCCGGAAGTTCGCTACGTGGATCCTGGTCGGCGCCCCGTCCCTTTCTTCCGCCCAGTAAATCGAGGAAAGATAAAAGGATCCTTCGGTCCCCGCGTCGATCCCGGTAACGGCGCCGAAATAAATCGTATCCGTCTGTCGCTGATCGTTATCGACGCCCGTTATTGAATCTTTCAGGATTCCATTAACCCATACTTTCAGATAGCCATCGTCCGCCGCTACCGCGGTTGCATTATTCCATTCGACCAGGACGTCCATTTCGTCGTCGCTTATATCGAACGCCGTTCCCGCCGTCGTCGCCCCGGCGTCGGTGACTATGGAAATAACGATCTGATAACCCGTCGCCGTCTTCTTAAGATCGACGATCCAGTCCGTCGTCGTCCCGCCGATACTGGCGCCGATCCCCTGGGCAATCGTTAATTGATCGTTCGTCGCCATTGTCAGGGTGTTAGGATCTAATCGGAAAAGGAACGCGACCCGATCCTGGTCGTCGGGAAGGGACGTCGTTATCTGACCGAAAACCGTATTCTGGGAACTGTCGATCGTAAACTTCAGATCCCCGGATTCGTCGACCAGGGTCGAAGATCCGTTTTCCGTTACGGCGTCGAAGTCCGCTTCGACGATAACCTTCCCGTTCCACATGGGCGCCAGGGTTAAAGCCGTCCCCGGCGTCCCTGGGGCGTTCGATCGCCAGAACGGTTCCCGGACGATCTGAATATTCATATGTTCGACCAGGTCGGCGGATTCGAATGGGACGTCGAAGAAGTCCGGCGCCGTCATTTCCGGCGCCCCGTAAATCAGCGCGTAACGGATATTCGTTTCGCCGGTCGTCTGGGTTTCAATATAGACCGGGACGTTCTGTCGCGGTTCGATATGGTATCGCCAGCCCTGGCGAAGAAGTTCGATCAGATCCTTTAACTGGGACGCTATATCGTCGTCTGAAGTCCCCCGGATATAAAGCCGCCAGGTATCGACAACTAGGGGAAACTTTACATTCGCGACGCCGCCGCCAGATACCGCGCCCGGATCCGTAAAATTATGGACCGGCGCTATCCTGGACGGACCCAGACCGCCTTCGTCTGGTCGGATCCCGGAAGATCCAGACGCCAGAAGGTCGACTTCTTTCGTCCCGTTCGTGATTTTATACGTTCTTCCCATTTTCCCGCCCTGATCCTTCCCTAGATAAGCCCGCCAGGGCGCCTAGACGCCCCTAGAACGATCATAATAGTCGAAAGGGTCTTTCCATACGTCCCCCCCAGGAAACGCCCGCTAGACCCGTTTTAGAAGATTAATTAACTGTTCTTCGTCTTCCCTGGTATTGACCTGTAAATTCGCGATAGATATTTGACCGCCAGTCTTCCCGTTCATCCCGGCGCCGATCCCCGCCCCGCCGGATCCCATAGCGCCAACGCCCGCCGCCAGGACCGCGGGTTTTATAGGTCCGACCGCCTGGGGGGTCCCCGCGCCGATCCCGGCGCCGATCCCGCCCATGATCTGGGATCCCATTTCGGCGAATAGTTTCGAAGGGGATCCGATCCCCAGAAAGTCCTTCGCCTTCTGCCACATTTCCGAAAGACCGCCGATAACCGAACTAATAAGTCCGGCGATCGCCGTCTTAACCCCTTCCGTTATCCCGGTCCAGATCGACTCGACGATCAGTTTCGCATTTTCCCAGATCCCCGACCAGGTCGCTATAAATCCGTCCAGGGAAACCCCGACGACATTTAAAGCGCCTTCGACGAAACCAACGATCGTTGCTTTAATCGCTTCCCATGCGCCCGCCCAGTTTCCGGTAAGTAACGCGGTGAGCGCGTTAAAGATCCCCGTTATCAACATGACCGCGCCGGTGATAGTCGCGACAATAATAGTAAAGATCGTCTTAACTACCTGGATAATGGTCGCTCCATGTTCTGACCAGAACGCGGCGATATTTTCGATCGCCCCGCCCAGGTTTTCCATAATAACGGGACCGACTATCGCGAATTGAGTCTTCAGGAATTCGACGAAACTAGACGCCGCCGCCTGGATCGCCGGAAGGGATTCCTGGAACGCCGCGAATAACTTCCCGACGGCGTCGACGACTGGCTGGATCGTCGCCATCATTTCCGGGGGGATCAGATTCCCCAGGGAAAAGTCGCCGGACCCCAGTCCATTGACCAGATTCAGGAAACCAGAAAACGCCGGGATAAGTACGTTTTCGAATATGTCTCCCAGGACCGGCGCCACCTTAAGCGCCAGTTCCCCCATTTTCGAAATAAGGGGCGTTATAACCGGAAGTAGTTTCAGACCGATTTCGGTCGTTACGTCTTTAATCGTCGCCTTAAGCGCGACCATCTGATTCGTATAGGATCCCGACGTCCGTTCCGCGTCGCCCTGGGCGTCGGTCGTCGACTGTTGAATCAGATTCATTATTGCTTGCGCCTTCGTCGCCTGGTCGACTTCGTTTACATTGTCCTTAATCCCCATATTCAAAAGTTCTTGCTTGAGTCGGGTCTGATTAATGACGATACCTAGCGCCTTCAGGGATTCGAATTCCCCGGATAGCGCGGTCGTAAACCTATGGGCGACTTCGGGGGACGAAACGTTATTAAAGGATCCAACGTCGACCGCCAGTTTCAGCATTTCGTCGGACATTCCCGCGGCGACAGTTTCCCCTAGACCCATCCCTTTAAGAACGGCGCCCATATCGGCGCCCATTCCCATTAATTCGAACCTGGATCTTCCGGTCGCCTGGGCGAACGCGCCCAGGGACGCTTCCATTCCCGCCGCCGCTTCGCCGAAAGTAACTTCGAATTTCGCGACCATTTCTTCGGCGTCGCCCGCCGCCTGGACCGCCTTAATTCCGAAACCAAGCGCCGCCGCGCCTGCAACCGCCGCGCCCGTAACGACCGACGCGGCGATAACTTTCCCCAGTTTCTTAAAGCCGCCGCCGACTTTCCCCAGGACCCCGGACGCCTTATCTTCCGCCGTTATCAAGATATTAAGTTTATCTTGCGCCATCTAAAGTCCCCGATCTATATCCTTCTGGATCTGGTCGACTTGCGCCGCCTTCCCCTGAGTAAACGCCCGCCAACGGAAGAACCAGGGAAGGACGCCCTGGTCTGTCATTATCAGATACGGGGGACGACCCCAGTCTTCCGCCATCTGAAGGACATCTGACCACCAGGGCGCCCTTCCAGCCATTGACCCATGACGGAAAACGCGAATCAGGTCGTCCCGTTCTCTTTTGGGGAAGAAGTTTCTTCGATCGAAGTAACGACTTGAGTCGTCGACGCTTTGATTTCTTTAAGCGTCATTTTTCCGATCAGTTCGACCGCTTCTTCCGTCTTCATATATTCGCCCTTCCCGTTCTGGACGAAATGCGCCAGCAGGGACCGCATACCTCGCAGATCCCCTTCCGTCGCGTCGATCAGGTCGTCCAGGACCAGTAGTTCCGCCCGGTCCTGGGTAACGTGAATATTAATCGTCTGTTCTGTCATAGTAGGGTCGTCCCTTCTTCGGTTTAACCGTACGCGGATTCTTCGTTTACGACCATTATTTCCCCGGCGTCCGCGATCGTTTCGTTATAGCGCGATCGGAACGTCGCTTTAATTATGTCGTTCCCGTCCTGTTCGTCGATCTTGTCGAAGGTTTCCCATTTCCCCGGAAGGTCGATAATCAGTGACTTATAGGTATATACAGTTCCGGGCGTCGCTACCTCTGATCCTTCGTTTATGATTCGGATCAGTCGGGACGTCTGGTTTCGCCAGTTCGTTTTTTCCGCCGTCGCCGTCCCGTCGTGTTCGAAGGTGACTTCGCAGGTTATCTCCGGTCCTATATTCGCGTGGAATTCGAAATACAGTTCCCCGTCGCCGGTGAATTTCGCGATCCATCCAGTCGTAACGGAAAGATTAAATCCCATAAAGGTTTGAGTCTTCTGAGTATCTCCGTAAGCCCCGGACGCGTCGTCGATATACAGTTTCGAATTCAGGAAAAGAATATCTTCGACAGTCGGGAGCGCGATCGCCCCGGTGAACGTGGTAGGTTCGACTTGTCGCCCGATCCAGGTCCCGGAAACCTTAATCGCTTCCCCAGGTTCCCCGGATAGTTCGAAGGACTCAACAAACGAATATTCCATTTCTTCCGCTTGCTGATCGTCGCCGCCTTCGATTGTATAGGTTTCAATGTCCCGTTCCGCGGTCGTCGGGAATCTATGTTGATAGATATAATCCGTCCCGGCGCCGTCGATTGTCGGCGTCGCATCTTCCACGCCAGCGCGCAGGATATGCGTTAACTGTTCGAACGTCGCTTCGATTTCGTCGAATTCGATCGCGCCCGCCAGTTTCGGGATATAGGTTCGATCGACCCCGGATAGATAACCGACGTCTTCTTCGACGAACCGGACTTCGCGCTTGTCTTCCAGCATACCAGTCCCGCGCCAGATCGTCGTCGCCGCGACCGGCGTCCCCGGTGTCGCCCCTTCCGCGCCCATCTGAATCTTTCTTAATAGTTTACGTCCCATCGTCTAACCCTCCGCTTCCAGGATCTGGTTTTTTAGGATCGCCGTAAAGCCCGGACTTTTTAAGATCCGCCTTCCCGCCGTATTTCTTAACTTCGTCTGGAGTCAGATCCCGCGCCGGGATCCCCGGAAGGGACCCGCCGCCCAGGTAAACCAGACCGACTTTTTCTTTCGCCTTTTCTGGCATGGTCCCCGCCTTTCTTATGGTAAATCAGCGCCTATTAGATTCTGCGCCTTTACGTCGATTTCGAATTCGAATCCCAGGGTCTGAGAGTCCGCCCAGTCCAGGGGACCGAATATATATCTGATCCCGTTCGACAGAACGACCGTATCGACATTCCCCCCCAGGGTCGGATCCGAAAGGATCCTGTCCGGGACGGTGTCCCCATATGGGAACGCCTTATCTATGTCCCTGGGAAGATCCTTCCGCGCGACGTGGATCTGAATAACGATGGTATGAATTCCCTTCTTCGTCCCCGCGGCGCCGTCCATCCAGGATCCCGATCGGGGGAAAACGACCGCCTGGGGGAACGTCGTTATCTTTTCCGGGGGTTTATTCGCCGGTTTAGATCCCGACGTCCGAAGAGTCGTATCCCCCGCCAGAAGAGTCCCGGCGATATAGTCGCAGATCGATTCTATCTTCGCCATTATCGCCAGTTCCTTTCGATATCCCTGGCAACGTCGCCCAGGAAACCCCGGATCTTCTGGACGTTTTCCCTAAAAGCGCCGGTCAGGAATTCCCGCGGTTTAAGTCCGCCCCGCCGACCGATCGCCCGCGCGACGACGAACCCGCCGCCAGGTCCGAACCCATGCCGCGACGCCCATCGTTCCAGGGCGTCAGACGGGGGGAAATGTCGCCCGCCCTTTTTCGGCGTCCCGATCGCCTGGGTCCCCGTCCCGAATTCGATATAGGGCGCGTAGAAAACATTCGTTCCGACCTTCGCCCATAGGGGAAGGGACGACTTGTCGATCGAATAATTCAGGGACGCCCGCAAGTGTCCGGTATCGACCGGCGCCTTCTTCTTCGATTCGCCCTGGATCAGAATAGCCGCCTTCTTAAAGAACGTTCGCAACGGCGCCCGCAGGATCGCCGGATCCGTTTTCTTTATGATCCGTTTAAGGTCAGGAACTGCTACACGAACCGCCGTCGCCATATTAAACCGCCAGTAAGTCGCCCTTATAAAACCGGGAAATAAGAAACCATATATCGGGATCCTTGACGATCTTCGCCGTCAGGACCTGAAGGGTCCCCATCTGAGTCGTTCCTGCGACCCCGAAGACCGCGTCCCGACGTTTCCATAGCCGCGCACAGATCATTAAACACGCTTCCGTTATTTGCTTCGGGGGGTTTCCGCTGATCGCCCATCCGAACTTCGCCGTCAATTCGACGGTCATTCGTCCGGTCGGAAAATGCCGGGACGAATCCTTCGCGATCCTGAGTTTAGTAAACGGTTTTAGATCCATATCCGCGTTCCGCGGTTCGGGATCATAGTCGGAAGTCGTTAAGATAGTTTCGAAATTCCCGTCGCCCGTCGTGTCGACCTTTACGGACGTCAGATTCGAACTTATGTCGACCAGGTCATTAACCTTAACCAGGTCCCAACCGATCGGCGAATAGACCCGGACTTCCGCGATCGCCGGAATATAAAAGCGCCGATTAAGCGCATCGTCCAGGGCGCGGGACGCGGTTTCGACCAGCCCTTCCAGCGCGGCGTCGTCGTCCGTATCGCCAACGTCCAGGCGCGCCTTAACAGTGACTAGATCTGTATAGCCGTTTTCGATCGCCATTTAAGACCCCGATCAGTCGTCGATAACGTCTGAAACGTCGTGCATTTCGGCGAAGACATACGCGACGCCCGCCGTCATTCCGATAGCGCCGGTGACGGTGATAAAATCCCGCGCCGAATAATACTTCCCGGACAACTTCAGCGCCGAATTCGTTTCCGATCCCGCATAAGTTCCCGCGGTCCCTTCTGTAATGTCCAGGGTGTCGATCCATCCGTCCCCGTCGCCCGAATCGCCGACGTCGATCGACGGCGTTCCGCCAGAAAACAAGGTCGTTATAACGATCCAGACCTTTTTAACCAGGGTGTCCGCCGGAATGTCGATCATGTTTAAAGTCGTGTTCGCTATGTCCGCCGCGTTAACCCGCTTCGATCGAATCAGTCTTCCGCCGCCCAGTATTACTTCGCGTGTTGAGTCTCCCATAATTATTAACCCTTTCGATTCGCCGACGCCTTAACCTGGCGATCGGACTTTTTCTTCGACGACGCCGATTTCTTCGGCGCCGTTACCTTCGAACAGATCCCCGGCGCGTCGCGTTGGATCCATTCGAAAATCGAAGTCGGAATTTCGACGACGTCGCCCTTCGAAAAAACGAAGTTCTTCGTCTGTCCGCCGATCATCGTCGCCGCCCGATAATCGCTCTTAAATTTAACCTTTACATTAAGTTCCTTCATAGCCTGATTCCCTTCTTCTTCGATACGTCGAAGCCCTGGTCCGCCTGTTATGTCCGTCATGGGATCGTCCCTTCTTCTGGTCCAGGGGACCCCCGAAAGGATCCCCTGGAAACTTTCGCCGTATCGGTTTATACGGTGATATTGTAAAGAACGTCAGCCGATTCAATCCCAGACGCCGCCCCGGTCGGACTGTAACGCCCGAAACCCATTCGCAGGGACGAAACGATCAGGTCCTGATCGCGCGCCGCTATACGTTCCATTTCGATTTTGACGCGTCGACGCCAGCCGGTTTTAAAGCCGCGCCGATTGAAAACGACGACCTGTCCTAGAGTGTTATTCGATCCAGTCGTCGAAACCTTCCCGTCCGCTTCGGTCTTCGAAACGGCGATACTGGAAATAACAGGGTGTCCCGCTACTTCCGCGATCTGCCCGGTCAACAGGGGTTGACCTCGATACTGAAACCATAGGACCAGATCGGATAACGCCCGGATCGCTTCGACTGATTCGGGATCGCCAACATAAATCAGATCCGCCGGGTCCGTCGGGTGTCCCCAGTCCATTAGATACGTTGAGTCGATCATACGCGCCTTCGCCTTCGTAAGATCTGCGAGGACCAACGCCGCGGCTATGTCGTCCTGGTTCGCGGTATTGTCGACCAATCCAACGTGCCGGATTCCGTCGAACGCTAGATAGTGTTTCGTGTCCGCCGGATCCGCATCGTCCAGGTTAATATTTCCAGTCGCTAGGTTCGTCGTGTCCCCGTTAATCGCGACTGAGTCTAGATAATGCGCCAGCGCCAGGGTCTGTTGACGTCGAATAAATGGAACGAACGGAACGATCGAATCTTCCGCCATTTCGCCCGACCAGACCTGATAGATGATGAACTTCTTCGCGTCGACCTGGACCCGGTTCGATCCAGTCTTCGAAGTCGTGTAGTACGACCCATCCGGCGCGGCGGCGAATTCCGAAACGTACAGCATTTCGGGAAGATCCGCTTCGACGGGAAGATAAGCCGTCGGCGCCGTCATTTCGAAGGATTCGATCAGGGAAAAGACTCGCGACTCCGCCCTAGCCGCTTCCCAAAGTTCGCCAACGTACTGAGCGCCGACCAGTTCGGACCCATAGCCCGACTCCGCGGTATCCATAGCGCGGATCGCCCGTTTATAAGCGCCGGTCAGTTCATGCTTTCCGTCCGCCGCCAGTTCGCGATCCCTACCATGAAATTCGGATAAGGGGATCCTGGGGAATAGATCGTCGATCGCGTCGCGATCCATAGCCCGGACTTGATCTTCGGGAAGATAAAACGCCCGACTGATCGCGTTAAAGGTGTTCGTCAGTTCTTCCGACGGTCCCTTTCCGCGTCCTGCCAGGTGATTCGCGACCATAAGGTCGTACAGAAATTCGACGTCGCATACTGACAGATTCCAGCGCGCGTATTTCGTCCCGACCAATTCGCGTGGTGTCCCGCCAACGCCGAATCGCATCTTCCGGGCGAAGTCTTCGTCCGATTCCATGAGCGCCGGAAGACTATCGGCGATCAGCGCCTTTAACGCTTCGGTCGAATAATTCGCTTCGATCGACTCTAGTCGACCCTGTATTTCGGTCGCTAGATTATCAAACTGTTCTTGATCCATGATATTAACCTTCCTCTTTTACCAGATCCAGGGCGTCCAGGATAACCTGGATACGAACCGGATCCGGGTCTGGATCCTGAAGGACGGGGATCAGTTCGGCGTCGAATTCTTCGATCAGAGTCCCGACGACTGTCAGGACCAGGGACGCCGCCAGGTTGCGCGCGTCGTCCAGGGTTTCAACTTCCAGAAGGGGACCGCCGAAGACCTTATCGCCGGATCGCCATTCCGTAAGGAACGCCCCGATCGCTTCTTCTTCCAGGAATAGACCGCGGATTTCCTTCGGACCCAGGGAACGAAGTTCTTCCAGGTCCAGGAATTCCGGCGCCGTCTTTCCTAGTCGCCGATAGATCCTTTCCAGCAGGATATATACGGACTTTCGTTTTTCGTCGTCAATCGCCGATTTCGGATCGAAGATCCCCGCCATCGCGACGGAAACCCCGGACCATAAAACCGACTCCGACCTTACTTCGACAACCGGCGCCAGGGCGACGTCGTCGTCGCCTTCCGCCGGATCTTCGACTTCTTCTTCTAACCCGAAAAGATTCCGGGTGAGTCTTTCGACTACCTGATCGACTGGTTCGTTTTTAATCTTGGAAACGTCCATATGGACCTTTTCCAGCGCCTGGGCATAAATGGATCTAATCCCGGCGCCCTGTCGTTCCATTAATGCTTCAGGATCCCCAGGGACCGGGACCGCCGAAATATCCAGCAGGTCCCAGGACGTTACGACGTTCCCTTCGAATTCGGTCGGATCGAAACCGATCGAAACCGCATTAAGAAAGCCGTCCCGATACTTCCGTTCGATCGACCGGGCGAAGTCGTCCGCCTGGTCGAATATAACGTCCGTCTTTAAGTTCTTCCCTTCGACCTTCAGATCCTGGGCGCGACCGATCGGGGGACGATTCCCCCAGTAATCATGCGCCCATAGGACGACCGGATTCGCCCGATAGTTTTCTAGGTCCCCCCCATCCATAGAAAGATCTAACCCGTCCCGCTTGATCCCTTCAGTCGACGCGACGAACGTTATCGGCGTCCCCATAAGTTCCGCCGGATCCCCTTCCGCCCGTTCGCAGTATGCCCTAATAAATACCTTATCTTTTTCCATTTCCGACTCCTTCCAGACGTTCGGCGAGTAGTACCAGAGTCGCCAGTCGACCCCGTCCGTTACTTTTAAAAGTTCGTTCCGCCAGTTCCGGTATCATAGTACAGCGGCAATTAATATCTTCTTTCGCGATCCCGATCTGTCCCGGCGCCGGACCCCATCCGTCGCCAACGTGAAAATAAGATCTTCGAACGCGTCTTCCCCGGCATCGTCGACAATAAACCGAAAGACCGGGCGAATCGCTTCCCTGAAAATGCGGATCCATTTCGTAAGGTCGAACGGGTCGATCGCCGCCTGTTCGGGTCCCCTGGTCTTCGCTTCCGCCGCCCGCGCCTTCAGAAGATCCAGGACCGAATCCTTCAGACGTTCGAAAAGGTCGACGGTGACTTCCGTTACCTTTTTTTCGTGTTGACTGATCCGCCGTTCGAAACGACGGAATAGCCTTTTATGTTCGTCGGATCCGTATTCGATAACTCGCTTCGTCGATCGGGATCGTTCTTCGTCTTCTTCGCCTTCCAGGTTTTCCAGTCCAGATCCCGCGTCGTCGTCTTCTTCTTCCCCGCCGCCGAAATAATCCATCCCTTCGGCGTCAGATACTGGGACCAGGGATAACGGCGCCCACCAAGAGTCGCCCCAGTCCAGGGGATCCTTCCCGCTATCCTTTCGATATTCGTTAATCGTTATAACGCCGTTTTTAATCTGTCCCTGGGATCTTTCCCATCTTTCCTTTTCCGCTTCCTGAAGGACTTCGACCCCGGATAGATCGAATTCGATAATATCCGCGGATCCTGGGAACTTCGTTAATAACTGTTCGGTCAGTTCGTCGGAAAGGAATTCCGTTTCCGGTTTAATCGCCCGGATCCAGACCGCCCGTTCCGCCGACTCTACGTTCGCGTAGGTCCTCTGCCCGCCGACCAGATCCAGGGGAATCTTGTAAGCCCTGGCGACGTCTTCCAGGGACCAGTTCATAAGT